TACAGCTTTAACTCATGGAGTGATGTTGTAACCTACGACGAACAGTTCGTTGAAGAGTGGCTAGATAGTCCCCAAACATCCCTTTATTATAGTCTTCAGATTATGGGCGATGTTCAGGATAAGAGCGACGCATATGCAGCTTTAGACGAGAACGATGTCCAAGACTATTTGCAAGGGATTCTAAACAACGAACCCCAATGCGATTGTCAAGAATGAATCCATATGAAAAGTTACTCAATAGAAAGAGAACATGGACTCCAGTCCAAACAACAGCTGGAAAGCTTAAAGAGGGAGCAGAAGAAACCATCTACCGTGCTCTCGCAATACGCCACATGGAGTTACCAGTTGGCGAGTTTATTGCAGAATCACTTGAAAAAGAGGTTCCCGAATCTGCTCGGAAACTCCTCGAATCAAACGTCAAGGATGAGATAAAACATGATCTCGCTCTTGGCTACATCACCAACGCTATAGGCGTTGATGAAAAAGCAGAGAAAGAAGCTTTCCTGCTTAGGGATGCGTGGGAAGCGCACCCAGACCACATGATTACAAAAGCCTTAGTTATAGAACGTGCTATCTTCTTTGTACTTCTGCCTTTTTTTAGGTTTAATGGCGATGCTGGTCTCAGAACGGTATCAGCTGATATTTCCAGAGACGAACAAATACATGTGGCCACTAATAGCCTTGTATGTCACGATATGGGCTTATCTTGGAGTAAATCTCTGGATAAACTTAGGAAGGCCACGATTAACTGGATAATGGAGCCATTAGGTAAGAACACTTATGGCGATAAATATTTAAGCAAAAAATTTTGGCTCGATTCTAGCGACAATTTAATGTATAACGGCAAAGCTCCAGAACTTTCTGCCACCAAGTCAGCTAGGATGCCAGCCTTCTTCGAACATGCAAACACAAATCTCCCTCAGTACTCTTAGACTTCATAACGATAGGTTAGATAAGTTAATAGATAAGCTTGAGGAAAACTTTGGTTGGAAACCTATCCATCCTAAAGAAGACGTACAAACAATTATGTATAGAGCTGGTCAAGCCAGTGTTATTGAATACATCAAATCAATTATGGAGGATGAAATCTAATGTGCTTATTTGGAAAGCCACCAAGTCCACCACCACCACCACCTTTAGCTCCGCCACCACCACCACCAGCACCACCAGCACCACCTTTACCTGCACCTGATCCATTGGTTACAGATGTAAATCCACAGGTAAAGAGAGCACGTAGTAAGAAGGATAAGAACCCACTCACTAAAGGTACAGGTGCTTTAAGAATAAAGTTGGGAGATAACGTAAACACTGGAAATACAGGTCCAGTCTCAGGTAATTACTAATGAATGCACGTGAAAGATACAGTCAATTAACCAGTGGTAGATCTCAATTCTTAGACACTGCAGTTACTTGTTCTGAACTCACGTTGCCTTACCTCATTGAAAAAGATAATAGTACTCAACCTAATCACAAGAAGCTAATAACTCCATGGCAAAGCTGTGGATCTAAAGCGGTAGTAACGCTGGCAGCAAAGTTAATGCTGGCGTTACTTCCTCCTCAAACTACATTCTTTAAACTACAAGTTAGAGATGACAAGTTAGGAGAAGATATACCACAGGAGATCCGTAGTGAACTAGATCTTTCCTTCTCTAAGATGGAGAGAATGGTTATGGATTACATAGCTGCATCAAGTGATCGTGTTGTAGTACATCAAGCATTGAAGCATCTAATTGTAGGTGGTAATGCTTTGATATTTATGGGTAAAGATGGTCTAAAGAATTATCCATTAAATAGATTTGTCGTTAATAGAGATGGTAATGGTAACGTCCTAGAAATAGTTACTAAAGAAATTATTAGTAAAAAAGTATTAGGTATAGAGCTGCCTGATCCTGATCCATTAAAGTCAATGGATGATTCTATAGGCTCTAACAACGATGACGTTGAGGTGTACACCTACGTCAGACTAGATGAAAAGAGTGGACGCTGGATCTGGCATCAGGAAGCGATGGATAAAATCATTCCTAATAGTCGTAGTACAGCACCAAAGAAAGCTAGTCCTTGGTTGGTACTAAGATTTAATACGGTTGATGGAGAAGATTATGGTAGAGGCAGAGTAGAAGAGTTCCTTGGTGATCTCAAATCACTTGAAGGTTTATCACAAGCTCTTGTTGAAGGAGCTGCTAGTGCTGCCAAAGTTATATTCCTTGTGTCTCCTAGTTCTACTACTAAGCCAGCAACTATTGCTAAGGCTGGTAATGGAGCAATCGTACAAGGTAGACCAGAGGATGTAGCTGTAGTTCAAGTTGGTAAAACTGCTGACTTCAGTACAGCTGCACAAATGGTTCAAGGTTTAGAGAAAAGAATCTATGATGCTTTCCTCGTTTTAAATATTAGACAGAGTGAAAGAACTACAGCAGAGGAAGTAAGACTTACTCAGTTAGAACTTGAGCAGCAGTTGGGAGGTTTATTCTCATTGCTCACTGTTGAATTCCTTGTACCATATCTGAACCGAACATTATTAATACTACAAAGATCTAAGGAGATACCAAACATACCTAAAGATTTGGTAAGACCACAGATCGTAGCTGGAGTTAATGCATTAGGTCGTGGTCAGGATAGAGAAAGTCTTACAGCTTTCATAACTACCATTGCTCAAACATTAGGTCCAGAGGCATTGATGCAATTCATCAATCCTTCAGAAGCAATCAAACGTTTAGCAGCTGCACAAGGTATAGATGTATTGAATCTTGTTAAGTCTGAACAACAGATTCAACAAGAGTTACAAGAGCAACAACAAGCAGCAGCTCAACAATCATTAGTTGATCAAGCTGGTCAGATGGCAAATGCTCCATTAGCTGATCCAACAAAAAATCCACAACTACTAGAAGAGGAACCACCTACTGAATAATGGCAGAGACAATGACATATGATGCTGGTACTGACACCATTACCACATCAGATAATCTTAATGCAGATGAACAAGACTCACTGAAAGTTGGTGAGCAGATGGAAGCCGAGCAAGAACAATTACTTGCAGGTAAATATAAGAATGCAGAAGACTTAGAGAAAGCTTATGTTGAACTTCAAAAGAAGCTTGGAGAAAAAGGTGCTGAAGATAGCGAAACAACTGGGGACACCGATGCTGTTGACGGAGAAGAAACGTCTGAAGAAACAAAAGAAGCTAAGGAAGATTCTCCAGCAGTTGCCTTAATCACTGAGGCATCAGCTGAGTACTACGCTAACGATAACAAACTATCTCCAGAGACTATTGAGAAGTTTTCAGAGATGAGTAGTCAAGATCTTGTTAATGCTTACTTAGAATTACAACAGGGTCAACCAGCTCAACAACAAACTTCAGTTGATATGACAGATGCTGATGTTAATAGCATCAAGAACTCTGTAGGAGGTGAAGCTGAGTATGGAAAGCTAGTCGGATGGGCTGGTGAGAATTTAGACAAAGGTTCCATTGATGCATTTGATAGCATAGTTGAAACAGGAAACACGCAAGCTATTAAGTTAGCTTTATCTGGACTTAAGTCTCAATACGATAGTGCTAATGGATATGAAGGTAGGATGCTACAAGGTAAAGCACCTAAGACTTCAGGTGATGTATTCAGAAGTCAAGCTGAAGTTGTAGCTGCTATGAGTGATGCTAGATATGACAACGACCCTGCTTATAGACAAGACTTAATAGCCAAGCTTGATAGATCTGACATTAAATTTTAATTATGGCACCAACAGGACCAGGTTCATACGGAACTAAAAAAGGTAGACCACCTAAGAAAGGTATAAAGAAAAAGTAGGTAGTCATGGCGACCTGACCGATCATCCTCGCCATTCACCTATCTTTAAATCGAATGACTACAACTACCGAATACGGTAAGCAAAACATATTTGCTAAAGAAACACCACCAAGATTTATGAACAACAACGAACAAGACTTCTTAATGGAGCAAGCTGAAAGGACTAATGGTCAACTAGCCATGATCGGTTTCATTGCTGCCATCGGAGCATACATAACTAC